TGCATAAAGGAATATGCTGAAGGTTATTTGATCCGCCAAGGAACTGAACAAGCCTATTTGATGGTGTCAAATAGTTACCCTCTGGGATTTCAGTGGTCAATCCAGCATCGGTGTAGACTTTTACGTTAGCAATACCACCGTTAGATAGAAAAATACTTTCCATCGTGTAGCGCTCAGCACCAGTCACAGTCCAAGTTTTCGTATCGCCAGTAGTTGTTGAGTAGTTGATATTCGCAACACCGCCGGTTGTTGTTGGTGATGTCCAAGTGCCAACCTGAACACCATCGGCGTTAGTTTTTGTAACTGTAGGCGATGTCGCTGTGGTTCCTGTGGTCTTGTTCTCTGTCACTTTAGCAACAATAGTTGCCGGATAAAGGCCTGCCAAAGTGCAATTTATCATGCGAGGCGCGCCGTCGTTCGTCACATTAAATCTGTTTGTGAATAACCATCTAGCCCAATACAGGCCGTCAGATGTCATTGGGGTATATACCGCAAATTCAGGATAATCTGTGCGCAGCTTTTTAAGCATGCAGGCATTTTGCAGCGAAGACAATGAGAACGCTGGCGCGCTTCGTGCGGCAATGTCTCGAATCACTTTAGAGATTTTATTCTCTGCGAACTTTTCCCAGTATATTCCGCCTGTAGCGCTGTCAATCTGTGTTGTGCTGCCAACGTCAGCGGTGCCTGATTTTGCTACATATGAGCCACTATCAACGCCAGCTAATTCATATCCTGACGTAATAATAACATCATCAACAACTGCGGTTTCAGCCCCTAGATCATCAAATGTTTCTGCAAATCTTACTCTATCAAGCAGTTCTGTCTGGACAAAAGCAGTTGTCGCTATGCTGGTATCATTATCATTTGCGGATGGAGTTGGTGCACTTGGATTACCAGTAAATACTGGTGATGAAAGTGGCGCCTTAAGGTCAAGCTCATCATTTATATCTGATATATCGCCAGCTGTATCTGAAGGCAATGACAAATCAGATTTAAGCTGCGACACGGTAATAAGCTCTGCCGTATCGTCGTCGTTTATTCTTGCGTATGATTTTTGGCTAACACTTTCGATCTCTATTAAAGCATTGCCAATTTCGGTGGGAGTTGCGCCCTCAGCCAAAGCTTCGCCACTTGTATCTGAAAATACGGCGATAGCTCCAATTGTTGAAGTTAATGGACCAATTACAAAACCATTATCTCTATACTCAATTTGATAAGTTGCTGTTGCGCCATTATTAAGAGTTATGTCATCTACTCCAGCGGCCAAGCTGGTTATCTTGTATAGGCGGTATTCTGTTTCTTCGCAGCGCACATAGGTTGGCTCATCATCATCAACTTCAAGATTTGCCGCTTGCAGCAACGATATAGTTTTATAAATAAACCTAGGATCTATAGAGTCTTTAATCTGAGCTATAAAGTTATCTCTGGAGATTTTCTCATTCTCTGTGGCAGAAAATACACCAATGAATTTATCCTGAGATACCGTTGATACCGTTGTAAAATCAGATTGCCGATCATTTGCCATGTTTAAACTCCAGCTCCAACTCTAATTGCGTTTATTGATCCGTATCTTATCTCTGTTGCTGTTGCAGATGAAGCATTTTGTGCAACCCATAGCCCAAGGCTTGATCCTGTATCCAATCTAATCATCCCGCTAAAAATAATTGTGTTATCTGAAGATCCGCTATTTTCAAAAACAGGAGTGGTGACTGAGCTTGACTCATCAACAGATGATAAGGTGAAATTTTGCCAGCAAACCTTTTGCAGGGCTGTTGATGAGTCGGCATCGAGAGTTATTTGAAGCCCGTTTGCGGCACCACCAGAATTAGAGTTCCATACAACAACACCTTGCACAAAGTACCATCCAGTAGCCAATCCTGTAATCGTGAGGTCAGTATCTCTGCTTAATGTTGTATCTGTTGTTATGGAAAGAGTTGATGATCTTCTTGCTGAGCCAGAATAAGAACTTGTTATTCCGCCGCCAACTGTCAGGTTTCCAGAAACATCAAAATCACCTGCTACAGCATTATTAAATGTTAAGTTCTCCCAAGTAGCATCGGGCGGCTCAGTGATGTTGTCGTCAACAGTTGACCGGTATAAGTAGCCGTTAAGAATCACTATGCTATTTTCAGAATATCCGCTTGGGCGATCTTCGTTCCAATATTCTAAGAATGCTATTTTAGACCACTTGGTTGGTGCGGAATCAGGCGCATTACCTATGTTATTTGCTGAAAGAGATAAATAATAGTTACCATCAGTATATTTAACTGTATCGTTTAAGCCATAGTTATTAACTAGGCTAAAGTCAGAGAATTGACCCTCTGATCCACTAAAATCTACGCCATGACGTAACCATTGCTGAACGCCATCAGAGTTTGTCACTTTGATTGTATAAAGGCCATCACCCCAAACTGGCGGAAGCCGACCCTCGGCGCTCAATGTCACTGGGTTTGTGTTTGCTGACCCACCATCAGAGTTATAAGTATCTTTTAAGGTGGTAGTTGATCCATTTTCATAGAAGTAAACTTTTCCACCGGAAAGAATATTTCCTTCGCCATCAAAATACTGTGGAACTGGATTTGTGAATCGTTTCATTTATTTTCACTCTGCAAAATTGTTTTTAATGCCTGTAGTGATTCTTGCCGCTTTTTCTTGTCGGATTTAGACAGCAGCGAAATACCCTTATCTAGGGCGGTTCTTGTAACTCCGCGATCTATAAGCTCAGCGGCTTGTTTATCAAGATTTCCACCAAGAGATGTTTTTGGCCTAACACCATAAAATGACTCAAGATCATCAGATATAGCAACAAGCTTAAAAATATCATCACTGAATTGCGCACCATATTTCTGCGTTACGGAATCTATATTCTTTATTGCATTTTCCATGTCCGCTACGCGCTGCTGTTTGCTGAGCAGTGCCCCCAATCTGATACCGAGAGCCTTATCTGATCCTTCGCCATATATATCTATGGTTCCCAATGATTTTTGAAGATCTCCAAGCGCTTCCGCTGTTTCAGAGTATGCAGAGTTGGCAGATTTATAGCTATCGCTCGCATCTCCAAGAGTATTATTGATGTCTCTTGCTACATCCTTTAAAAAAACTTCCGTACTTGGACGCAATCCGCCTTCGCGCTTTTTACCATAATGGACATTGTCGTAAATATATTTTTTTAGATAATGTAAATCTTTTGCAGTTTTTGCCTCTCTTATTCTTCCAGCAACATTTGATATTACTTTTTTATCTGCGCTAAACCCTTCAACTGCTGATTTTTTAAATATAGGCACATTATCATCATCTAACCTAATGTCTAATTTTTTAATGCCTTCGGAAAAGGTGCTTATTGGAGCGCTAGGATCAATAACTTCAGGAAGCGTTTGAACAGCTTTATCAACTTCTATGCCAGCTTTTTTGTTTTCACTCTTTGCCGACTTTATTCTTTCGGCTAGCGCTTGACCTACAACACTGGTGTGTCGATCATAACGAGATGCCATGTAATCATTATCGCCGCGCTCAATTGCGCTGACCATCTCTGCCGCTCTTTTTCTTTCAACTGGGTTTAGCTTAGTTAGCTCATCAACAAACCGCTCATCCATTCCATTTTTTATTGCGGAACTTGCCGCAGACTGTATTTTGCTTTCCTGACTTGCCGCTATAGATAATGGCGATTTCGCCTTTGCTATGGCCGCCTCATCTAATGCCATATGCCCAATTGCTGGTGCGCCAATTTTAGTTGCTTGCGCTGCCGTATTAATATTCCCAGCCATGCCACCAAGAACAGGAGGCAACGAAGATAAGCCAAGTTTTTCTGAACCTTCGCCTATTTTTTGTAAAAATAGCTTTGCAGCCTCTGTTTCAGGTGTATTTGTTAGGCTCTCACCTACTCTATTGGAGTAATCTTCTATTCTGTTGGCCGCTTCAGGAGTTCCATATTGACCTGTCATAAGCTCTCGTCCGGCCTGAGCAATAAATCCAGCTCCTCGCCCTAACATGCCAGTTGTTGCGCCAGTAATCATTGTGCCAGATGCGCCTCCAACTCCTTCTATAAAGTCACCAATAGACATACTTGGCGATGCTTCTTTTTGGCGATTAGCATAATAATCGGCAACTTGCCTGTCTTGCACAGGGCTTGGTACGTCGCTTATCGGTGCCGATGGTTGTGATGAAAATTGCTGCTGAGCATAGGCTATAACCTGCTCTTGTGTGGCATCATCAGGCGCGTTAACTTCAAACCTTCTGCCATCTGGTGATGTAATTTCATATCTAGCCATTATTGCCCCAATGGACGAATTGACCATCCGCCAGTTGATTGCTGACTGTTAATACCCTGAGTCATTGCGCCGGCGCCAGATCCGCCCTGAGACTCATCACTAAAATCAATTGAGATCGCATCATCAATGTATTTTAATGTATCTTCGTCTTTGTCTGTTTGTGCGGCCTGCTTTCCTCTGCGAATTCTTAATTCAGCAAGCTTCATTGCATTATTAAGCAATCGAATATTTATTTTACCTGTTTGAGAAAAGCTGGCCTGAGCCTGCTCTAATGCAAGTCGCTCTCCTTCTGTTGGGTTGCCGCCAAAGGTAGATTTAAGCTGCCCAAGTATATTTTGGCCAAATAACGAATTAAGCTCACCCTCATCTGCGCTCGAAACCCCAAGATAATTAGCTACTTTTCTCAAAGCGTTTGCGCCACCACCGGAATTTATTTCTTCTTGTAGTTGAATTGCACGCTTGATGGTTGGCATATTCTCTGCCGCCGCTAATGCTTGAGTTTTATAGATTGTTCTTTGCTCAGCGCTTTGTGTTGCGGTTTTTTCAGAAGCCTTAATTTGAGGCTCAGTTCTTGCTATGACACCCTGCTCTTCTTCTTTGATTGATCGCTTTAGCTCAGGCTCAAGCTCTGCTCTAGCCTCAAGGCCAGTTCTGGTTTTTAATCCATAGGCTTCAGCTTGCCTTCCAGCTTGAGCGTCCAAGGCGGCCTTAACTTTAGCTTGCTGATCTGGCGATAACTCAGCCATGGCAACTTGACCATTTCGCAATTGCTGAATATAGCCAAGACCTTCAACATATTGAGCTTGCTGTACGTCGGTAGCGTTATTTGCGCCAGATGCACCAAGAACGCTATCTGTCTGCGCAATAAGATTTTGAAGTCCAGCGTCATCTAGTGGAGTGCTAGCTAAATCTTCTGGCGTAAATCCCACTGCCTGAAGAGCGCCAGAGTAATCCTGCACTAGCTTCATGCGGCCTTCTGGTGGCAAAGTTAAGGCTTTCTGTGCGAGCTTATTGGCGATCTGAATCTTTCGTAAGCTAGATTGATATTCACCCTCGCCAAGACTTTGCTGGCGCGCCTGATTAGATAATGTCTTTGCGCGAATATCCTGACCAGATGAAAAGGCATCAAGAAGCCCTTGACCCGCATTGGGAGATTGAACACCCTGAAGAACTGAGTAGGCCATTATTTTCCACCGAATAGTTGCGCAAAATTCACATATTGAGAATTCCCCATTACAGGGCGCTTGCTAGGATCATATGGCATTCTAGGAGGCCGAGATTGAGGCGATTGGCGCGGCACCATTGCGGCCTGCTGCTGTTGCAGATTCTGCATCATAGAATTATATCTATTTAGTAAATTATTTGGCATTGCGCCGCGCTGATAAATATCGCCGACCTGCGAATAATCGAACTCAGGCTGATTAAACAGTTGATCAAAAGAACGGTACTGTGGAGGCGCGATATATTGCTGAGGAGTATACTCAGGAATTTGAGGCTGATTAGTTTGGCCTGCAGGCTGTTGCTGCCTATAATTGTCCATAAATCTTGACAGCATTCCGCCGCCAGATACACCACCAAGCGCTTGCGACAAAGCATTACTACCGGAAAATTTATTAATCATATTAATCTCCAAATATCTTGGCGCAATTAGTATTGTGGCGCTCTAAAGTCCCATCCGCCCTGTGGAGCAGAACCACTGCCACCGAAAAGCGAGCCGAAATTAGGCATAGCCCCACCGGCAGCCCCATACGCACCTACGCCAGCCTGTAAACCTTGCATCCATGCTGGGGTAGTTTGTGCTGCATAAACATCACCACCAGCTTTTGCGGCGCCAAGGTTCTTGGCTAATTGTGCCTGTTCAGTTCCTGCGCCAGTGTAGACATTAGCAGTTGCAGTACCCTCATTAGCAAATAGATCAGCCAGATTTTGCATTGTTGACTGAGCTGAGCCAGCTCTAGTCCCTATTAGCTGCTGAAATGCAGCGGCCTCACCAGTGCTTAAATTGCTAAGGTTTGAACCCAAGTTTGATCTAATTCCAGCTATGTTGGATGCTGCATTTTCACCGCGCCCAGATATTTCATTTAAGCGTCCGTAGTAGTTACCGAAATCAGTTTGAGCGCGGCCAAATTCATCTTCAGCCAATGCTGACATAACAGATGCTTGATTTCCAAGGCCGCCACCAAGACGGGAGAATGTACGCAACCGCGCCTCCTCTTGCTTTTTCCTCAGCCAATCAGTGCCGGGTGATTCATTAAAACCTGCGTATGCCTGCCGCTGTGCGTCGCCGCCCATTAACCCGCTAAATGCGGCCTGCAGTTGTGATGCTGATTCTCCCCTTTGGTAGGATGGCTGAAACATTTCTTCAGCACCCATTGCGCCAGCAGTAATATCGCCGCGAGCGCGATCATAGCCGCCAGACAAGACTTTGCCTGACTCATCGAAAATTCTGCCAAATTGCTCTTGGCCGGATAGTAATGCAGTTCTGGCATTTTGGTAGTTTGTACCAAGTTGATTCACTGCTTTGCCAGTAAATTCTCTTTGTAGCTGCTGCCCTGCGGCTACACCTTTAGCCTGTTTATTTGCTGCTGATTTAGCGGCATCAGCCTGCTTATCAGCTGAATACAATCCAACTGCTGCACCACCAATTGCTATTGCTGCTGGCATTTTTTCAGCTCCCATGCCTCTACAGGCACTGATAAACCATTTTTAATTATCGGATCTTTTTGACCGGAATATGAGAACCCGCACTTGATAGCCAGCTTTTTTGCAGCTGGATTATCAATTGGGATAAATGTTTCTATGGATTCATAATCAGTATCATTAAAAACCTTTTCAATGATCTCATCGCCGAATTTCTTTGCCAGTCCATGTACAAATAAACAGGTGTGTATTTCTGTGGCTTTGTGTGACTTCTCCATGAAAAAGAAGCATCCACATAGGTTTTTATCATTGTAGCACAATGCTAGCCTAATTTTAATGCCGTCAATTTCTGGGCATTTAAAGCTATCTAAATTACACGTATCATCACTTATCCATGGCCAAATAGATGGCATTGTAAATATCTTCTGGGCGATCTCTTTATCTGTAGACCACTCAATCATCCTATTGCCACCCATCCAGTATTTAAATCGCCAGCAGTTGTTTTTATGTAAATAAAGCTTCCTGAAGATCCTGTAGTATTAAAGTATAGCTTCTTTTTACTGGCGAACTTAACTCCCTCTGGTGAACCATCCCCTTCATCAATATTGAGCGCCTCTAGCATTTCGGTAACCGTTTCCATCCAAGCTCGCATGGTAATTTCTGCAATGCCATCCTTTCTAATTAAAGACGCTATTTTATGAGGGATTACTGGCTTCATAGTGTGTTCGCCATTACTGCATTCACCGAAAGAGCCTTGGAGCCGGTGTAATCAATTCGCAGCATTCTTGTATTAGGAACGGCGCCAAGCCTATCAAACACAACCCTGCGTCCATATTCACCGGTTCCGCCTATTCCTCTGGATATTGTCTCAGAGTAATTAAAACCGCCATCGTCTGAATATTTTAGCTGAAGGTATTCATTAGGCGCATTTCCTACATCACAATACACTTCCACACCATAAACTCTAATTCTGCGACCCATATCAAGGAATGGCTGAGTGATAAAATAGGAGTGCATCCCATTGCCATATTCGGTGTGAACAGAATCGTCTAGCATCCCGAGATTGCCGCCATCACTATCGGTGACAATCACGCGATTGTAGGCCTGAACAATGTGTTTTGCTCGCCAAGGAGTATCTATTTCATTTGCGCCACTAGCGATTAATGATCGTCTTTCGTGCCAGCGACCACTTAATAGATCATAAACAAAACACCAATCACCGACAAATACCACAATAAATTCTGCACCGTTCTGTGAGTGGCGCAGAATTCTCGCGCCAGATATGGCTTCTGGCGTTTGGTTTTGGATAATAAAATCAACAGTGTTATCAGATAGCTTCTCTGGTTGTCCGCCATTAAATAACCATACCCCACGCTCTGCATTTTCACCGCTTCCAAGATATACAAATGATCCACGGAATAAGGAAACTGCATACTGACCCGCGAGGCCTGAATCTATAACTGAATTTGGCGAAGGTCTAAATGCAAACTCGATACTGTCTGCATTGTAAAAAGGGACGGTAATATATTCGCCCATTGCATACAGGTTGTTCTGATAAACAACAAGGCCAATACAATTTGGAAATTGCTGAATCTCCCATGCATCAACAGCACTATAGATGGTGCCATCATTTAAGTTTGAGTGGAATATAAAACGAGTGTTGTATTGCGCAAATACAAAAAATGAATCGATAGCGACAACAGATATTGCAGGAGCTAGGAAGTTTGATACCGCCGTCACATCGGTAAGCGATGAGCCGTTATAGATGTAAGCGTTTCCGTTAGTCGTAAGCGTTGAATCAGGCACAAGAATACACATCTGCGCTTTAATCGAAACCATTATCACATCGATATTACCAAGTATCGTACCGACATCAACAGGCGTTAACGTATCACTACCATCGGTATTTACAGCGCGATCTATCCGATAAAGTTTCTGGCCGCAAACAACATAAAGCACGCCATTCCAAACGTGAGCACCTCTGCCAATGCCATCCAGACCAGTAATTAGCTCAGATATTCCGGGCGTCGCAAATAGACTGGATTCACTTAATGCGGCATTGGTTTGTTGTTGTGGATACCAATTGACGCAACGCTGTGACGATAATGGCTTAGACCTCGATTGATAGAAGCCATTTGTAAAAGGAAGCTGCACACGACCTGATTTAAGAGCCACTTTCCAACCCTATATAACCGCCAGATTCTGAAAGCATCAAATTATCGTCTGTTGGATAAAATGATCCCAATAAGTTGTCGCGCTCTACTGCAAGTCCTATCGGCAAGCCGGATGGATAAGCATTTGAATAATCAAAATCGATGTTTCTTAGCATCGTATTATAGGCGGTTCTTTCATCCATCTTGAGCATATCAAGACCGTCGAAAGCGCCATACTGCGAGGCCATGCGAACAGCCAAGGCCTTGACCGCCCACTCTTCAGAATAGCCAGGAATGGTTATATCTGAACTCGATGATATCGGTATTGTGTAGCCTAAACCAAGATATGCAAAAACCCTAAACATCCTATTCGCATAACGAATGCCGGTTGCATATTGGTCATCTGACATTGGCTGCTCAGCGGCTAATTGGCCAAGCTCTTGGAGCGCATCACGAATTAGTTCGTTTGCTTTCATTTAAGGCCACCATTGCTTTTTCTTTTACGGTTTCAAGGCTGCCACGCTTATCAATATCAATTCCTGCTTTTTCTTTCACAAGAGCTTCAACATCGTCTTTACTATCAAGACTTTTCAATAAATTCAATGTTTCGTCTTTTGCTTTCTCTTCTCTTTTTAATGGGAGCGAAAGTTGATCAAGAATAAATCCTGATTTTTCTAAAATAGCCCAGCCTTCACCATTGCACACTACCTTTACAGGCTCTGATTTTGTGCCATGCCAAACTGGAAAATAATGATTCTTGTCCATGTAAACCTCAAATTAAAACAGGGGGATTTCTCCCCCTATTGTTAAACACCGTAACCGCGACCAGCCATGTGAGGGTTAATCACACCGAACGCTGCCAACAAGTCAAAACGAACCTTGTTAGTGTTTGCATCACCGTTTGCATACTTACTAACGCGGATGGAGAATCCATCTTTGGTGGTAATATAGCTATCAGTTGAGTGCAATTTAGGTAATTTAATTGTTGCCATGGTGAACGCATCTTTATGGAAGAACAAGTTTGGCTTATACACTGCGTTTGCAGTACCCAACAGGGTAATAACATCACCAGCAACAATCTCAGAATCAATATTGTTGTACTTGCCGCCAGATTCATAAATAGCATTGCCGCTAATCGTGATAGTTGCAACACCAGACCCAACAGTTGCAGTTGTTGATTGAACAACGCCCGTGAACTTCACGCTATTGCCAGACGAGTCGATTAGCAATTGGCCGGTGTGTGGATTGATGCGATTACGACCTGTAATCTGAACAACATCGCCAGCGCGGAAAGCCGCAGCGGTATCAGCAGAAAATGCGGTTACTGAAATGCTTTGAGTTGTAGCATCTTTGTTGCCAACCCAAGTCTGAGTCACTGTACCTGTAACAGTACCAGCGCGATCAGAAGCGGCACCAGAAGTAAAGCCCTTCAGGCAGTTTGAAGATAAGGCAGTTAATCCGCCGAAGTCTTTAGAAACAACAGACTTACGCCAAGCTTCATTTACCAATCCATCATCACCGTTAGATAAACCTTTTTGCGCGTCAGCTAGCTTCTCGCGAGTGCCGGGCGTCATTACGTAGTAACAATCTTCCATTGGGGCGCCAATATCCTCAAGAAGAGTATTTGCAGCAGCAACATCAGACCATTTAGTAACGGCAGTGCCCGGCGTTCCCACCATCAAGCCGCCACCAAGCATCATGCGGTTAGCAATATCAAGCTCAAGATCGGTGACAATGCGCGTGGCTAATGGTTTCATGATTTCATCCATTGAATCCATTTTTAACGCTTCGTCAATTACATCCCAGTTGGCAAAAGTGGTGAACATGTCCATCACAGTTACTGGCACTTGGCCTGATACGATGTCATCAGTTTGGCCGGTTATGTCGCCGCCTGAAGTGCGGAAAATCTTACTTTCGTAAGGCTTGCGAACATAAATAGTGCTTCCAGTAAATGGACTAAACGCACCCTGTGCGATTTGTGAATTAATCGCTTTGGTTAAAACTCGTTGGGATTGGAATGCCTTACCAAAGGAAGTGGCAATCCGTTTTTCTACGTTACTTGCGAAATTATTAGACATGATTTAGCTCCTAAAAATTAAGATACATCAAAGCCATACTTATCACTTACAGTCTTTCCGGTTCCGCGTGCCCCTGAAATTTTAGTGGTCGGCTTTGGTGCTGAGGGTTTTTTAACAAATTTGGAAAGAGCTTTAGCCTTTAAGTCGGTACGCAAAAACACGCGAGCCTCAACAGGATCATTGCGCAACTTATAAAACAGCTCTGAAGCCATTTCCTCATCAGTTGCTAACAACGATAAAATCTCGGCGGCATGTGGATTGCCTAAGATCTCACCTTTTAGTGAGTCCATCATTCCTGTTTGTGCCAGAAACACGGCGCCAGCCTCTACAAACTTCTCATCAATGCCTTTAGTTTTGGCATCTTCAAGAATCCGCATGGATCGCTCCTGTATTTCCTGCGACTTTACTGCCTTATCTCTTTCGGTATTGGCTTCTTGCTCTGCTTTAATTGCAAGCTGCGCAGCTTCATATTCCAGATACTGCTTTTGCTGCCTTACGAACTCACTCGGGTTTTCTATGGCAAGATCAACCGATGGAACCTCAGGCGCTTTCTGTTTATTGAAGTCGTTTAGCTTTGCCTCAAGCGCGGCTTTTTCAGCCCTGACCATTTCAAGCTCGCGCTCTCTGGTCATTGAAACACGATGGTATTCTCCTATCCTGCCCTTGATTACGTCCTTTTGCTCATTAAGGTCGCGATCAAAATCAACATAGTTGCTTACTTTCGGTTTCGGTTCGTCTTTCCCCCTTTCTTCTACTTCCGATTCTTCGGTTTCTTCTGGCTCATGTTCAGCCTCCATGTCAGGTGCTTCATCTTCGCCAAGTTCAACTTCTAATTCTTCGTAGTTCAGGTCGCTGTCACTCATTTCATAACCTCACGGTCGCAGTGTAAATTATATCAAACATTTATCAGGATGACACCTGAGCTATATTTGACGGGTTAAATCATTAATATCTTGCGCTGTATTGCTATAAGCCATTGAAGCTTGAGGACTTACTATCGCATCAGCACCCATAGATTGAGAAATCTTATTTAAAGTGTCGGCCATAGTGTTCAACATATCAACCATTTTCGATTGATTGTCAATGCTATTCTTTTGCTGCTCTTCAATAAGCTTGATCTTTTGCAGCTCTTGCTCAAAGTCCATCTTCTGCTGTTGCTGCTCAGCTTTGATTATCGCCAGTTGAGTCTCAGCCTGAACTTTCTGCGCTCCAAACTCAGCCGTTTTAAGCTCAGCGTCTGCTATCTTCTGCATTGGATCTGGCTCTTTAGGCCGCGATGCCGCTTGCTGTTGGGCTTGCTTCTCTTCATCAGTCCATTCATCTGGTGGAATTCTTCCAGCTTGCATTAGCTGGAACCTTGCGCGTTTAGCTGCCCTATCCATGCCGGGGGCACTGAATGATCCAAGCAGAATATCTTTATTTTCAGCAATGATTGAAGGGTCATACTGAGCCATGTCGGTTAGTGCTCTACCGGCCCGCTCTTTCTTGGTTGTGTGGTTTAATCCAATATCGCAATAAACATCATATTGACCTGATGAAAGATCATTAATAACAATTTCTTCGCCGGTAGGTGCCATGATCTTTTGATTTAGCTTGGCCTCTTCGTACTCGCCACCCTCACCAATAATCCGCTTAACCATTGCAGTGTCATAAACTTTTGGCATTGCTCCAATACAGATTTTAGCGATGCGCAAAACGAATGACTTGTAGGCGTTATGATATGGAAGGGAGCCAACGTCACCTTTGTGCTGTAGAGCTTCAATTGATTCGAAGGCCATGCGACCCTGATTTACACCCTCTTGAACACCGGATAGTCCCATTGTTTGACCTATGCCATCAAACATAGTCTGAATGATTGAATCCATTGCTGGTGAGGCAATACCACCACCCATTTCAAATGGTGGAGGTTGGCCATCAACTGGAGTCCATACTTGGATTGGGTCATTATTAGTGTTGTAGGTTTTTATCTGAGACAGAGCTTTTGGATCATTAAGCTGATTTTTGCTGACCCATATCTTTTTCTTAGCGTTAAGAACTTCATCGCTTACTTTCTTACTGATCGTGTAGTTGAGAATTCGCTGCTGATCCATCGTATAGACAATATCACCAGACCATAGAGGGATATTTTCCACAATATCAAAGTTTGCCATCAATGGGGATACCGGAAGCGTATCAAATACAGTCAGCTCCTCATCATTAAGCCATCCTTTGTTGTCGTACCAGCGAGAATAGATTTTAGGTACTTTTCTAGTTCTTTCCTCAAGCGTAGAAACATCTACACCATTTGCCTTTAATTTGTCGTAATCTTCTTGATCTATTACATTGCCATCGGCTGTTTGGTAAATTGTCTCGGGAACCATTTTCTTGTAAAACAGTTGAGAGATTATTTCACCCTCTCTTTTGTTCCAGTAATGGTTTTGCTCAGAGTCAGTCCCCAAGCTTTCGCACTTTCTGCCAACATCAAAAGTATCCTTAAACTCGTGATCTTCAATCATGTGATCAACAGTAACGGCCTCAGCATCTTCTGCGGTTGGCATAATCCAATTACCAAAGAACCACACGCGATTCATTGCATCGGGTATATCACGAATGAATAGCTCTTGGTTAAATGAGTAGTCGTCACCGTAGTCAGTCTCTACCATCGCAGCGCCAAAGCCTGCAATCATCGATCTAAGTAGGTTTCTATCGTAGATATAGTCTGCACTAGACTGGTACTCGATTGCCTTCATCAGGCCACACATAACCTTAGCGGTGTCTTTATTTCCGCCATTGCTAGGCTTGATGTTTATCTGAACCTCTTGAGATGCAAGCTCGCCATATTTCTTGTTTATCTTGGCATTAACAATATTAACCGAGTATTTCGGCTTCCCATCCCACTTATCAAGAATGTTTTGCTCCCAAAACCCATCAGGCTCGTGGTATGCAAATTGGCATGTGCGCGCTAAATCGCGGCGCGGCTTCTCTGCTGACTGAGCCTGCTCGCGCCTTTGGATAGTATAAGAATGGTCTGTGTATTTCATTGCGGCCTCAGTAGAAGCTTGAGAAGTTTAAATCTAGGTCGAATTTATCTTTAACTATAAAGCCCTGCGCCCACTGCCTAAAAGCATCAGCACCCTCTGAATGCACATCATGCTTTGGATGATCTGTAAACCTTTGATTGGTTGTGCTCCATTGCTTTTTGTAATTATCCAAATGGACTATGCCATCCTTGCATTCAGTCTCGTCAAACCAGCAAGAACTTAATCTATTTCTAACTTCCTGTATGCCGTGTGATATATCATCGACACACTTAACGATCTCTATATTCTTTAATCCAAGCTGCTCTAGCATCTGCTTTGGGGACAAGCTTTTGAGCATTCCCTGTCTAACATGCGCCCCATCATGAGGCAGATAATGACTACCCCAAACATATCCTTTCTTCTGTAGCTCAGAAACAAAATAGGAATAAGGTTCACCCCAAGCCTCAATAAATCCTATAAAGTTGTCGCTTTGGCCAATTCGTTGATGCAACCATATTGCTGTACCATCACCGTGACCAATATCCCAAAAAGTATTGACTGGATAGGATGGATTATGCGCAACTCGCGTTATTCTGCCTTGTTTTCTTGCAGAAGTCATCTGTACAGTGTAATAACATCCTTCTGTCGATCTTTGGAATGCCTCTTTCGGTGTGCTCGGGTATTCCTGCCACATCTTCTCATCTTCGCCAGAGAATTCAGAATCCCTAGTACTTACCCACCATGCGCGCTGCTCTAAATCAATTGTACACCCAGCTTGCTCCTCAATCTTGTCGAAATACTCATTATCCTTATCGGTGATAATTACATCATCAGCCTTAAGCCTGTACTTATCTTCTACCCACCAAGGGAAAAAGTGGAACTTAAAATCTTTTTTGCCTAATCGCTTTCCTGATTCATGGTTCTTACGAGCACGGTCAGTCATCTTGAAGAACTCCCCTTCTTGACCTTCAGCCGTAGACTCGATAAACACCACACCATTAGATGGAACAGCAGGTATTGAGCCAGTAACAACCTCCTTTGCCCTATCAGGAAACTTAGCACCTATCTTTCCAAACTCAGAAACATGAAGGTATTGCAATGTACCAGACCGCATTGACGTTGCCACACGGATAGAACTGTTGTTGTGCGCGAATAGAAGCTCTGATTGACTGTCCCTGCCCAATGGCATTGCCTCCCTTAACTGCTCAGGAAGGTTGTTGTATGCAAACTGCACCTTATCTCTAAAAATAGTCTTGGCCACATCCTCTGACTGAGCAACAATACCGGCACGGATGTTTTCACGGAATAAAGCGCAATCAAGGAAGTAGATGGCAATCAGCGTAGTAAATCCAAGCTGCCTAGCCTTGAGGATTATGTTGCGATTGTGAATATCTTTAAGGAGAATTAGCTGTGATGCGTTGGGGATAAAAGGAAGAACTAAACTTTCCTCGCCGTCATCCCCTTTGATCATGATCTTGTAGAGTACGCCACTTGTTAGGCGCCACCATGGATCAGCAAGCTTTGACTTTAAGTCAGCTTCATTCATTTTGGATCAAGAGTCCTACCTGATATTTCTTTTATTAGCTCAGATATTGGATTGTTTTCTTGAAGACCGTGATTCATATCTACAGCTTTAAGCTTAGGCTCTACATATTGAGCTATACCATCCCATAGCTTATTAGCCTCTATGAGATCAGCGCCTTTTTCATCAGTGTCTTTAGCATCAACTAATTGCTGAAACTCTACAGCATTTTTAGCCATGTTCATTATGGGGTGAAAGTCTTCGCCGTACATGTCTTGTAGGCGCTTCATTAGGAAAACTTTATTCCTATTTGGTGAGCCTTCTCTGCTAGCCATACACTTTGACCTCAAGTATATGAATAAGAAAAAGTTTTTTTGCAGACATAATTATAACCTCGCTTAATGGTTTCCCATCACAAGGTTATAGGATAACACAGTTATTTAGTCAATCAAGCTATGGTGTATTGAATGATATAACTAGCGCTGCTGTGGTTGCTCCGGCTTGTACTTGATAGGTTCCAGCCGCATTAACTGTAAGCGCATTCACCGTTGCGGTTATCTCAGTGGCCGATCCAGTGCTATCTGGCGCAGCAACGAATGAGTCACCAACCTTAACATATAGCGAAACAACCTCAGCCGCCGTTAGTCCGCTAACAATGATAGAGTCTCCGCGCTTGAGCTCTATACCATTAACTGGCTCGGCTATAGAGTTTCCTAGAGCCTTGTTGATAATTAGCTTTTGCATGTTATTTACCTAATCAGGTTATGATAATTGCTATATAGCTTAACACAAATAAAAAAGCCCGAGAATATCGGGCAAGGTGGAGTTAGTATTTTGGTGGTGGTGGTAGTGGCATCCAGTGGGTCGGATGATAGTGAAAATCACCCTCGCAGAACTCTTTCCTGTTGCAACACCAGATAACTATTAATGGATCGTCGTTGTTTTGTGCGTTATAAAATTCAAAAGGTGAAAACTCGCACCCATAAGTTCCGCCACAAATTAGAATCTTGGTTCCATCTTTAGGCGCTGTCTCTATCGGCTGCCATTCCATCACATCACCTCATTCTCAGGCCAATCGTAAATGACTGGCGCGCTTTTTGCTTTGGCATTCTGCTGCTCATACTTAGGCTTACTCGCCACAGGCCATTTTTGCTGGCTTATTGGCTCATCTTCTGCCTGCGCCAATAGTTGTTCGTGCCACTGGTTGCGAGGTTGTGACATTGTTTTTAGCAATGCCATGTATGCTTGTTCTTCAAGTACGTTTTTCACAACATCCTACCCATCAATATCATTGTCATCAGGTTATTCATTGACGTGCGCTCGATTAATTTCCAGCGCTCTGCTGATTTATTGACGTTATCAGCGATCCAGTTTTGTATCTTTTCTCTGTGATGCGGATATACATAGGTTAACTCACTCCACACTGCATCTATGTTAAGGTCTTTTGAGTAGCTGGCTATGTTTGACATGGTTTCCCTTCGTATTTAATTTGGAGTCGCGCGTCAGAATCGAACTGAACTTCGGTTGCATAACAGTCGTCACTGTGCCACCAGCGGCCATGCCACGTCACAACTTAGTTGCCGCCCTTTCATGCGGCCTGCCCGTCTTACGGCTTGCACTGGATTTTCATGCCTCACAGCTGGCGCCTCATCCTCTCTGGATTACCTCGTATTCGCTACTTCCGCAAATTTGCGCGCAATGCACAATATTTTATTGGATTTGCTACTGGCTTCAATCTCCAAGGCGTATCGACTCTGTTTGCCTTTCGGCTAATTCTTTGAACTTTGAACTTTGTACTTGTTGCGGGATGCAACCCCGCTAGGGCTTATGTGGGCTTCACCTGTTTCAGCTTCTTACCTAACCAGCCTGACACTGGATCACCGGCACGCGCTACCTCAATGCCTGCCACTCTTGCCCCTACTTGCCGATTTGCCAGCGCCAGCCAGCCATCACTGTCAATCTACTCACAAGAGTGCCCGCTTCTCACAGCGGCGAACAATTACAAAGATCAAAGCCCTCTCAGTTTACGCCAGAGAGGGATGGCCAAAAATAAACAATCCACACAACACTGCCAGTCTGCTCACCGGTCTGTAAATTTCTTTACAACTTCTTCCTGCTTTCCCAGATTAGGCTATTACCTAACGTAGCCAGTGCGGTGTGGATTGCCCACTATTGCTAATGGGCAGATGTTGTAAATACAGGCTGGACTTGAACCAACACACTACCTTTGCTATCGACAGGCCTATCTACACACAAGGTTGCAACGACCATCGCTGCTGCTGTATTCACAACAATTTCATTTTAACACTTTTACGCTTTGTCGTTAGCGGATTTACTGTTCTTTACACTCGGTATTTCTGTTTCAGATCTGCAATTAGCGCATATCGTTTTGCCCGCTGCGGGCATTACGTATAGCGAGTAATTATAGCATTTACTGCATTGATTTTTATGCATTTTCTAGCTCTCTTATTTGTTTATTCCACTCCTTGCGCATTGCTATTAGCTCATCGCAAGACCATTTTTTTACTTCTGTATTTGTTTCGCAATAATCAATAATCTTTTGTGCTTCTTCATCACCAAACCTGTTACGCAAGCCCTGTAAATAACCGTGCGTTGTTTTGGTTCCGTATATGTCCCCGCTTAGGTCGCTGTTGCATCGACGGTTATGTTGTAGATATACGTTTTTAGGGTCGAATCTTAATCCACTTTGCGCGCCCCTAGTTTTGAAGTGGCCAGCACAGAAAATGTCACCACCCTTTGGCTTTCCGCAGCTAATGCATGTTGGCTCAAGTCCGCGATCAGCGAACCACTTAAATTCCTGTAGTCGCCTTAACTTGTTGAATGTCTTTTGGCATAGATCAAGCTGCTTTGGTAAGTCGCTCTTATAAAACTCAACCTTGCGTACCCTAGCGGCCTTATCAGCTTCTTTAGCCCTAACTCCCTGCGCCCAATCCAATACGCAGCTAGCATCAAGGCATACCTTTGTGATCTTCAGCCCTATACGCTTAGGGGTGTACAATTCACGGCATACGGCACAGCGCTTTTGCTTCATTGGCTTAATCATTTAACCGCCTTAACTGGTGGCTTTGATTCTGCTATCGCCAGATCAAGCCTAGCTTTAACCAGAGTGTAATCATCGCCAATCGCTTTACATGCGCACTCAAGGCCGCAAGTCTTGCCGCCACGTGAGCTGATTTTCTTTACCGTGCAGATTTTGCAATTCATTTTTATCTCACAATTCGTGCGCTTAATTCGCAGTGGGAATATTCGCCTTTGTTTTTGTCGCCTTCAGCATAAAAACTATTTGACAGCCTTGATTGGTATAGTGCCTTTTCAAATAGGTCATTTACTTTTAGCCCTATTACTGCGAGCTTATCTCTTATTACCAGTGGAGCATCTAGCCTATCAATTTTTGTATTTGATCCATCCTCTCTTGGTTTTACTTTGTAAATCACATCGCACTCAAATTGCCAGTTATAAACTGTTCCAAATATTTTTCTATGATAAACATTAAACCACGCATTGGCCAAAATGTTAAAGGCTGGATTTTTATGGGTTATCGATGGCAGCGAGCAGCTATCAATCACATCCAAATGTGGATTAGAGTCTTTCCAGCTCATTGTTAAACCTATCAACATTTTATCGCTTGGCTTTTTTATCAATGGAGCGCCAGCTACAAATCTAGTTTTCATTGTTGTGCTTCCCGATATGATTCATAAGCGGCTAGTGATTGCTCCGACCACTTCACCCCCATATTTGATCCAAATGCGTAAACGATCTCGATCAAATCGGCCATGTCTTTTTTGCTTGCTTTGCTTGTGCTTGCGTTTAATACACAGAATCCAGAGCCGCTAATGCTTGGAACTATTGATTGTGGCTTCCATTCGTTTGTTAGCAGGATTTTCCAATCCTCTTTGCTCATGGAATTACCATGCCACTGTAGCTGCTCGGAAATATCGGTATACATTGCCCACTGCTTTGCGTTCTGTGGATTGCTTCTGCCTTCCTCATAGCGCCTTACGGCTATCTCAACAGCTCCACCATCAAGGCCTTTTGTCACTAAGTGATAAACCCACTCTAGCGCTGACTTAATGCTGGCAACGCCATCAATTACTTTTGTGTGCTCTTTAGCCATTACCAATCGATTCCTTTTACCCACTGTCTGAACGCTTCAGCTAAGTGCTTATCAAAGTAAGAATCACCTAGCCGGTTCTCCTCTAGCGATTGCTTAGCCTCACGGTATACGTTCCCCGATAGGTGCCTTTGTATGTACTCGCACTCAAACATGTCTTGCGGTGTCATTGTCATGATTTAACGCCTTTAATTAACCTTCACACAATCTACCCCATTCAAATATATTATTGGGATTCTTTACACTTTTTTACTATCGCACGCTAAAACAATACCAATTGTCCGGCTTCTTGCTTGGCTGGCTTTATCCTGATTGAATCAAACCACTCTCTCCTATGTTTTGCTGCGCAATTCTGAAGAAAACTTATCCACTCATTGTCTTTTCTATATTTCCTATTACGAAAAACCCTTGCTTGGGTAATGTAAATTTTAGCAGTTCTTAAATTTTGGCTAGCATCGTCCAATTTTACCACTCCAATAATTTAACTATCGTTTACTTTGCCCAGCTGGTGTCTGTGTCGTCGTGTTGGTACTTGGGGGTGATTATTTTTAAGTTGTAATAATCTCCCCAGTAACAAAATATTAATAGCCTTTGCTGGTATGTCATTTTTTATCGCCGCCCTTAATAAAATGCCTCTGCATTGCAAAATATCTATGAGGTGAAAATAATATTTCAGTTCTTACAAGAGAAATATCAACATAAGATTCAGGGTTTGATTCAACATGATCAAGCCATTCTGATATTTCATCAGCACCAATTGAATCAAAATATTTAACTGGCTCGCCATTAATTCTTAATTGATATTCAGTTTTATTATTTTCTCTCATGATTTCAATATCTCCAGTCTTTCGTTGTCGGCTATATCATTCAGTAAATTTAACTAACTCTAAATCCCAGTCATCCACATATCCACTTTCAATATCTCTACTCACATTAACAACAGCAACTTCATAAATCCCATCCTTAACATCATTAATATTTAATATTCTACCTACTTCATCTGAGCCACCATTTTGGCACCCATCAAGTAAAACATTGAAGCCATGACTTTTCCTTTTTAAAAACTTAAGGCTTTTCTTGAAGTACGCACCTTTTTCATCATGCCAATATGTGGTTTCGACTCTTACTACGGTTTTATTTTCTTTATTTTGCATTAAGTATTTCCTCCAATCGTTTCATATCTTCAATCTCTGCCGGTGTGGGTTGTTTTTGTTCTGGCTTGTCGTCTAGCATTGCCAATAATGCCGCAGCCTGTTTAATTCCTTCTTGATAGCGTTTTGATTTGTGCTCTAGTGGCTCTGGCAGTGCTGGCTTATCAAATGGCTTGTGCGCAAGCGTATCGCGTGTTGATGCAGGAAAAGCTAACGCCCTAAACTCTGCATAGCTTGGCGGCCACATTTCCTCGCCATCTCGATAACACTGCTCTGCTCGCCTTTCCAGTCCTTCCATGCCTCGCTTAAAATCTTCAGCGTTTAAATCGTCTAGCTTCCACCCCCAAAGATCGAACTGCTCTGAATAAATTCCTTTTGCTTCATCCCAGTAAATTACCAGCCCTTTGTTTGATGCCTTACTGCCGAATAAATCCGCTAGGCGGGTAAATAGGAGGATAATCATTTTCTCTGTCGATACGCTGTAGCGCCGCGTTAGCTTGCGCCCTTGTCCGGTCTGCATGCCCAGCTTTGCATGAGCTTGAATAACTGCCATTTGATTGTTGATTTGATCCACGGTTAAACCTCTCTGCGCGCTTGTTACGACCATTTAATCTAGCGATGCACTCACTAAACCATTTCTTTACGTTACCGCCTTCCATTCGCTTTCCGTCTAATTCCATATCTAGCTGCTGAAGCTCTTCGACTAGATTTAAATGCTTGTACATGTCTTGCCACTTGTAAAAATCTTTCGCTGCTAATTTTATTATTTCGCCTTCAAAAACGTAATCGCTCATGGGAACCTCGTTGTATTTTATAAGCCTGAAGTTAAGCATATTTTTATAGCTTATTTCTTAGATTTACATTTCTTAACTATGTGTTTATTTAAGGCATAGCTAGTCTAATGAGAGCTTAGGGACACCCTAGAATAAATCTAGCCCTGAACACTCTTATTAATACTGCATATACCCACCGCGGCCAATTGTCACAAACTGTCTATCATCCTGAAAATACAGTCTAAATCCCCAATAGTGTCCACTTGCTGTGTTTTAGCGCCGCTCTCAAAGCGCTGGCCTTAGTTTGTTGGCTATCTGTTTGCCTGTTTAACTTACTGGTTTACCTATTCAGGCTTTTGGTCTAGCTTGTTTATATAGCGGTTGCTAACTGCATCAAAAACCGCTTTAAAATCAATTGGTTATTTGGGCGAAAATTTTCCGCCCAATTCCGTGGAACATTATTGATTACCCCATAATTCAGCTATTTTTAACTGGCCTACCGGTGTAACTAGGCACTGCGTAAACTCATGGCCATTCTTGACATCTGCAACAACGTTAAACCACGTTTCGTAGCCAGCCTTAGGCAAGTCAGCGTTTAACCACTTCACGCCAGAATCGCGCAGGAAGCGGTTTAGCTTGATTGCAGTAGTGCCAAGCTCTTTAGCTATGATGGTTGTGCTTACGTCGCCTTTTCGGTCAGCCAGTAGCTCATATACAGCAACTTTAGGCGCTGCTATAGCTAACTGGTCGGCAAGGTCTGCGGCTAGGCGTAGTGCTTCAGGGAGCGTTTGCGGTATATTAAATTGCTGCTTTGTTTCTAGCTCTTGCCAGCGGTCAATAATGGCAAGGCGATATTTAACCGAATAGCCAGAAACAACCAGATCGCATTCGCGCTTTGGTAGTCGGTATTCTCTTTGATTTCTGTTTTGAGTATCCAAGTAGATGTGAGCAAATTTGCTGGTATCTATTTCGGCTTGAATTAGCGTGTTTTCAATGTCACGCTTTACGTCTGAATGGTTTTTACCAGTTAATTCCGCTATTTCGCGGCTGGTCATTGTTAAAGATGATTGGTTTTGCAGAATTGGAAGCATAAAAAAACGCCTTTGATCTAGTCCTTGGTGACAGATACCGTCGAAAGGTAAACTGGCAAAAAGGAGAGCCATTGTTTTACGGTAAAACAAGGACTAGATCGAAAGCGTCTCAGGTTTTACCTCTCTGTTTTCCCGCCCCTGTCACAAGGCACCAATTAAGGCTTAAGGGTTGTGCAACCGCCACTTCCGTAATCGGGCGAATAGGGCAGCGGCGCACGGATTTAGTATAGCAAATGCTGGTTAGGTTTCAAGGTTAAAATATAAAAACAATGTGAAGCCAGATTAGGCCAATTCGTAGCTGTGACTTACCCCATTCCAAACCCAGTAAATAAGGATTGCCACATACTTTTTTAGACTGAATAAATGAAACTTGCATAAAATAACCTCAGGTTTTGGAAATACACGGCCTATGCCGCAAAATATACAAACCATCTAAAAATCAAGAACTTAGTTTGTAGATATACGGCTCAGACTGTATATTCCCTGTTATACGGTCTCAGGAGCGCAGGTATTCGCGTGCTTCTTAATCCACTCAATCGCTTCGCCAATAGTTTTGCATTTGCTTTCACGAACGTCACAATTACCACTAGCAAGCCAAAAATTACCAGCTTTATCTCTAAAGCCTGTCTCTATATCTCGCCAACCAAACCCAGTGCGCCTATCCAGAACGGTTATACTTCCAATGTCACAATGAAACGCTTCTTGGTAGTTGTCGTCATACTCCCAATTTGGGTCATTGTTCATTTTTACTGAATGAAAAATGTCGCGCTGAAATGGTGAATTTAAAACAACCCCAGCCCAACATTCTTTTCCGTGTTCATTTATGTATCGTTCCATTTTCATCACTCCGAAAGTTTCGTATAACAAAAAGTTGCAGCCGATGGTGCCCCAAAGGCTAATTAAATTTCTACTCCCCGCCACGGGCTGAACTTGGCGTTATGTGTTGTCGCATGGTTCAATCAAAAGTTCGCATTCTTTCATTGGCGCATGCCCAAGCATATAAATACGGCTCTTAATATATTTAATCGCTGAATCGTATGCCGCACGCTGCGTCCTAAAATGATTTGAGTCACGCATGGCACTAATTCCAGTCGGCTTGTGCGTAACCCGTACCGCAAACCGAACCATACTGCTGCTAGTTATCACTTCGGTAACTCCACATAACAAAAATATGAACTGGATGCGGTTTAAGTTTGGCGCACTTCTATTTAGTTAAAAGCGCACCAGTTATATTGGCGTTACATTCACTAGTATCGTTCATCATCACAACTACATTGTGAATCTCGAATCTCAGCGCGCAACTCTCTTAATTGCTGCTGGTATTCTTTTTGTGTAATGTTTCCTTCAGCTAATTCGTTTTCAATTTCTTCGTAAGCTCTGTCCATCCAATCCATAAATCACCTCATTAATTAGCTTGCTATGTAAATGTAACCAGTCACTCAAAGCGACTGTCTAAGCATTTGTGTTTTTATCACTGCTTAAACGCAGCGCTTTAGCTCAACGTTAACTTCTGTACCGCTTACCAACAAAATCATCACCTAGAAATTGTTTCGCTTTTTCGGTTTCGTTTATTTCAATCTCAAAATCTTCAACTAAGCAAACAACAAATCCTTTCTTTTCAAGTTCATCTATTGCGCCAATATCTGGAATTGATTGGCCCCGGTCTATTCGCTTTAAACACTTAATCGCTCTTTTGCTTAGCATTTTATTGTATTCCGTTAGTTAACAAGTCAATCTTGCGGACGGGATTTAAGTAGCCGCCCAGTTCGCTTACTCCCAGCCGCCGCAAATCTCGGCGTTATACGCTTTCTGCCTGAGCTAACAGCAAGTCAACAAATTGCATTTTCAATTCAGCAATCTGCCACTTTGTTTCGGCCATAGCTTCTGCTGTAATCTTGCGATCTGAACCAGCCGCGTAGTTGTACTGCATTGTCACGTTGTCCAGCCTTGCGTTTATCATGTCAAGAATTCGCTGCGCTGGAACTTGTTGCTGTAATATTTTCAAAGCTTATCACTCCGGTAGTTTCGTATAACAAGTCGTTGCAGCACACTACGCTACGCTTCGTTGGATGCGCTACGCGCACCGCTGAACTCGGCGTTATGCTTGCCACTGAAATGACCCAACACTTCGTAAATCAGTCAATGCTTCTTTAATGATTTCAGTGTTGCACTTGCTAAATAGTGTAGGCTTCAAAAACATCAAAATTGCTAATTCTTCAGTAGCTTTTGGCAATCCCAAACTACTAACTTGGCATGAGCCTAAACAAGTCTCTAGTATTTCAATTAATATTTCTTTTGTGTATCCCATAACTCACAGTCCTATCGTACTTGTTTGCATAACAAGGTTATCAAATTGACGGAATTTAAGCCGCCGTTTTAAAAATCTATTCCCTGCCGCAATTTATAACGGCGTTATAAACCAAAGACCTGATCACGTTCTTCTTGTGTCCCAACAAACTGAAAATATTCACCTGACTTGTAATCTTCAATATCATCACTAACGTCAAAGCTTTCCCATCCGTTTAACGCAATCAAATCTCTTGCTGCTTGTGAGCGTTTTGCTATTTCAAGTTCAATCTGCAAATCAGCAATTCGCTTTTTAATATTTTCCACTTCACCTTCGTAGCCGTAGCCAATTTGCTTGGCTAAAAAGTCCCTGATTTCAGCTTTATCAAGTCCGTTGTGTTTTTCTACGTTTTTCATGTATCACTCCGTATCGGTTTATAACAAGTCGCTCAAAGGCGACGGTTCATAAATTTGTTTTCTGTTCTAGCATCTTCATGCCGCGCTTTAGCTCGGCGTTATATCGTCGGCATCGGCATATATCCGCGCGGGTTGTTTTCGTGCTCGGTTTCGTAGTAGTAATAATACTCGCCGTCAATTTGCTCGGCTTGCATGTTAGCGTAAGACCAGTCTTGAGACTCAGCGTTGTATATGCCGACCACAGGCCACGGCAATCCAACATCCAGCAGCACTTGGCCTTTTTTTGCATAGTCGTCAATCGGCTGAAATATCTGCCTCAACTCACAGTCTGCTACCATTGCGCTCATCTGTGCGTGGTGCTCGATAAGCCATTTTACTTTAGCCGTCCAAGTCGGAAACATGTCACGCACTTTATCTTCGTAAGTGTTGTTTCGGATTCGCTCCGCTGCTTTTATTGTTCCGCGTGTCATGATTGATCCTTATCAGTAAATAAGTAATGGTTAGCGTTTCTGCCCAATTCTTTCTTGGCTTTGTTTGATTTAATCAGCTCGCAAATAGCAACGTAATCGACGATAAGAGCCAGAATAATCATGAATATCATTGTGCTACTACCTGCGATGCCGTAGCCGATTGCCGGTAGTAGAATGTTGATGAATAGTAGGAATAGGATCATTGCTCACCCCAAAATAAAAAGCCTAGGAATACAGCGCCAATGAGTGCAGCAATTGATAATACAGCCCGCAAATATCTAGGCATTGGTTCTACTATTTCCCAAAATTCAAAATCTGCAACCTGACCGTTTGATAGGTATGCTTTATCGTCATCACGCATGCCAAGATATTCCTCGCCTGTTTCACGGTGACGTAGTTTACATTTGCGATTCATTTTATAACTCCTTGATTTTTGAGTATGTGTAAACAGCGTGTTCATCGTAGCCAATCCATTTAAGTACAGCCGGATGTATTCTTTTGTGCTTCCCTTTTATTATCCTACTTAAATGCGCGCCTGATATTCCTATTGCTGCGGCGGCTTCTTCTCGCGTGTCAAACTGAAGATCAACCTGTACTTTTATTTTCGATAAAATTGTATCTCTATGCATATAACCCCCTTAGTTGGTAGATTCAATATATGCCTAATATTTTACGCAGTCAAGTAATTAATTTACTTGACATGGTAATTCTATGCGCATATATTTGATCACATGAAACGCGATTGGCGCGTGATGATTAAGGGGATTGAAGATGTTAGGAAGTAAAGAGCATTACGAAGTCATTGAATTTTTTGAGCAGCAAGCATCGCCACACGGAAGAAATGACAAAGAACCAAAAGAGCTTTGGTTAAAGGGTCAGATTTACCAGGACGGCAAAAGAAACAATGAATTCCAAATGTTTTTTGCTGGCTACATGCTTGGCAGACTAAATTACATGAATCAATAGCCGCATAGTGCGGCACATTAAAGAGGTTGGATGATGGACTTAGATAAATTAGCAGGCGTTCGTGGCTGCCAAGAGTACATACAGGCTCAGCGGGTTCGTGATGCAGCACCTGTGCTACTTGAGGCGCTTGAGGACGCAAAATATGAGCTTATGCAGTGCTTTCAGAGAATAGAAGATGAATTTGGCGCAGGCGGCTTGGTAGATGAAAACTATGACAATGATTTATTACAAAAAGTATTAACAGCAATCAAACAAGCCAGAGGCGAGTAATATGTTCGGCATCAATGAGCTATACGAAGCTGCACTAGAAGAGCTAGCAGGATCAAGAATAGGCCACCTATCTGATGGCATGTGGGCAACAACAGACAATCAAAAGTTTTACTCTCGGCGCATGGCAGTAACCGCGCAGATAGAGATAGAGCGGAATTTATTAATTAATCGGGTGATGGGTGGAAGTGATGAGTGATTTAAATTCACAGATTGCAGAAATAGCCTGCAATTACAATGTTATTGAGTTTGTTAATGGGCAAAAAGATTGCCGTGATGGGATTGCCCACAAGGACGGTAAAGGTGATAGCTATGACCGTGGATATGCGTGTCAATATGAATTAGAGCAACAACAATCAAGAGGATTTAACTAATGCAATTTTCAAAGGCTGTGCGCAAAAAATCAAAACTACGTCTAGCATTAACTGGCCCAAGTGGCTCAGGGAAAACATACAGCGCATTATTAATTGCTAAAGGTCTTGGCGGAAAGATTGCGGTAATTGATACCGAAAATGGCAGCGCCTCGCTTTACTCTGATATTTGCGAATTCGACACTCTTGAGCTTGCGCCACCATACTCACCAGAGCGCTACATTGCTGCCATAAGAGCAGCGTCTGATGCTGGATATGATGTTCTTGTTATCGACTCAACTACGCACGAATGGAGCGGGTCTGGCGGATGTTTGGAGATTAACGAAAGCACGGCGCAAGTAAAGTATCGTGGAAATACATGGTCTGCATGGAATGAAACAACCCCGCGCCACAGAAAGTTTATTGATTCTATGCTTCAGTCAAGCATGCACATTATTGCAACCGGCAGAAGCAAGACCGAAACAAGCCAAGAAGATACCGGCAATGGGAAAAAGAAGGTAGTTAAGCTTGGCATGAAAACAGAGCAGCGTGATGGCTTTGAATATGAATTTACATGCGTGCTGGACATAATGCACGAAAATCATTACGCAGTAGCATCTAAGGATCGTACTGGGATATTTGGCAATCAACCGCTAGTTATAAATGAAAATGTCGGCACAGTCTTACGCAAATGGCTTGATAGTGGAGCTGAGCCAAAAATAGATACGGAACCACAAGATCAGGCCATACAGCAAGAATCTTATGAAGCGGCATGTGAAAGACTAGCTGAATTTATCAGCGAAATAAAAATAGGCATAAACAAGGCTGACTATGAGCGAGCAGCATATTCGTGGTCATCTTTATCTGAAGAAGACAAAATGACGCTGTGGAAAGCTCCAAGCAAAGGCGGATGCTTTACAACTGAAGAAAGAACCATCATGAAATCGCCTGAATTCCGTCAAGCATATCAACCAGCGCAGGCTTAATCATGGAACGAGAAAAAGGCAGCACAACAGACGAGCAGTTCAAGGCTGTAATCGCTGACATACGCAAGCGAGAGCAGCTTATACACGAGATAGAAATGGCTAGTAAAGAAATAAAGTTATTGATGGCAAAGCGTCAATATTTGCGAACTGAATCGCGCAAGCTAAAAAACTCAAACATAGCCCATAACACTGGGCTTACTAAGGGTATTGTCGATAACATATCGCGCTGCAAGTACAAGCGAATAGCGAAGTTAGACCCTGAGTTTTACGATAGATCAAAGTGATCTTTACACTTCTTAACAAATCTTAATATTGCTAAACATTCAAAATGCTATCTTAAATCACATTAAACATTTTGGAGCAAAGAATGGATCTACTAAAGGTAAAGCCAGCCACTCAGCTAATAGGCGGCATTCAAATACAATGCTATGGAATTTACTGCGGAAATGAGCTTGTTAGAAAGATTAGCGCTTTTGATTATACAAAAACCATTAAAATGATCAACAAAGCAAATAATGTAATACACGATCAAATACTTGATCTTGTGAATAGCAAAAAGAAACTTAAAAAGGATTCGGCAAAATGAACTTTAAAGAACAAGTTATTCTTGCAAATAAGCTACACAAGCAAAAACAAGAGCGTGAGCAGTTTGAGGATTTAATACCGTGCGAAGTTAGATTTGAGGATGATTTCAATTCAATATTTCGCGATGATGAAAAATTTATGCCACAAATAAAAATAGATCAACACCACGAACACGGTGTAAAACCCAGTGACTTTTGTTAGGAGTAAGAAAATGAAAATACTATTCTGGTTATTCTGCGCATGCTGTGTGTGTTTATACGTAGCTGCATTTGAGTTGATAGCTGAGAAAACAACAGGCGGCGTTTTTTTGTGGGCGGCTATCGGATCTATGATTGCGGGAACTTTGGTGATTCGAGGATGCGAGATTCTGATAGAGAGCTTCACGAGACCAAAGTATTCGCACATCAAGATTGGTGAGCCGGTCTGGCGTAGGTAGGAATTGTCTGCAACGAATTGTTATGACCAATTAATACGGAGTGAGATGCTATGACTGAAGATGAATTCATAGATGAGTATGCTAAAAACTCAGGAATGAGTGTTCATGAAATTTTAAAGGATATGATTTGCCTACCTTGCGGGTGCGGTGATGTATGTTGCAGGGGTTTTGCTATGGTTCAAAATACACCAAGAGCAATAGAGACGCACAACCTGTTTTATGGGATATGTGAGTCATAACGCCGAGATTTGCGGCGCGCTGCACGATACAACTACTGGGCGCGATATATGACGCGTCCGCAACATTGACTTGTTATGCACACATTTACGATAGGAAACTGAATTATGAAAATGCCACAGAACGACCTTAGCTCAAGAGTCAATGAAATGCACTACTTTAATGCTGGGACAAAGGTGATTGAATCATTGGACAATTACAAAACAGTCAGAACAGTTGTTTCTGTCGGTGGTCTTTTTAAGGATGACCACATACAGTTAGATGATAAAAATTCCCCTTGGATGATTGCCGGTCATTACGAAAGAGCATAACGCCAAGTTCAGCGGCTTGTCCGCTGCAACGACTTGTTATGACAAATTGACGAAGCGAGAAACTAAAATGGTAGAAAAGATGGAAGTTGAGTGGGTTGAGATTGATAGTGCGGAAGATGTGGAAAATGTGCTTGTTGGTGATGAGCTTATTCTATGGGATGGCTGCGACTTTGCAATTGACTACGTAGAAACAGAGGTGGAGTTTGGCACTTCATTCTTTGCGAATGGGACGGAAGCAACACATTATTTGCGTGGACTTAAACCGCCAAACGAGAAGTCATAACAGCGGAATATGCGGCCTGACCCGCAAAACTCCAAATTTAAGCCTGAAATTTAATAAATAAATCAAAGGTTTAAAAGTTGGCATGATACTTTCGCGGTTAGGCCGTATATCCACAGTTTTATTTAGGCTGGCAGTAATCAGGGCGAGAGCGTGCGATCAACTCGCGCTGCATCGCGACGTAATTAACTTCGACTATTCCGATTTGCTCGATGAGATGTAGATAATCTTGCTCAAGCTGTCGCGTATTGGGGGCATTGGCTTCAGAAGTTCTTGATCCACTGGCGGTGGAACTGGGCACTGTGTTGGGACAGTAGTTGCGCACGACGACACCGCAAGTGCGATTATTAATGCAATCAGTAAGCTTTTTAAATTCCGCATATTTTGCCTCGTGCTCTTTTGCTGTTTGTTGCTCTCGGTAATTAGCTTCAATAATTAACTTGCGCTCTTTCGCTATCAGTTCCTCGCCTGCTTTGATCTGAGCTTGTTTTAGCTCAAGCTTCACACTTAACTTACCATTTTTCTGCACTTGCTTGTAGAGGCCAAATGAGGCCAATCCAAGCAATGCAGTTAATACGGCGATGGCGATTAATAGATTTTTGCTCATCACGCCTCCGTTAAAGTCATTGAGAAATTTTCAGCGGTTATAGGATTTGCACCAGTTTCATTTGTTCCCCAAAGCTCAATGTAATCGCCGTATGAAAATCTAGCTGCACCACTTCCAGAGATGTTTTCGCTTCTTCCAGATCCGTTTGCAGTTGATTTAAGCTTAGGGCTTAATAGTGAGCTTGTGTTGGTAGCCAATGTATATTTATTGGGCTTGAAAGAGCAGACGTTATTATTACCACTGACGAATGTGACCGAAAAATCAATGTGGAATATTTTTGAAATTGCTGCAATATATGTTGCTCTGTTCCCGCTAATTTGAAATCCAGAATTAACATCTATAACCGATGTTGATCCTGCTAATTTGTAATATGTACCCTGAACCGTTATTGTTGTTGCGCTGGCGTTATCTTCGGCATAATAGCCGCCAACACGCGATGTATTAGTTATGCCATCGCCTCTACATTCTGAAAATCTATGCTTTAAACTATCAAGGTCAGCGGGGTTTATCCCAAGTAAATATGTTCCGCCACCACTAAAATTAACAGTATCAGCAATATATGAATCATCTGGAATAGTTATTGTTTCTGGTACATCTATTCCAGCTGCGCTAGAGGATACAACGATGGCTGTATCTGTAAGTCTTATCCTTCTTGTTATTACGCAATCCGACGCAAATGCAATAGCTTTTTTGCCTGCGCCGCTCAAGTTATAGAATGAATCAGTTGTTGCAAAAGTTCCTATTGTCCCAGATACCTCAATTCCATTTTGATTGTCTAAAACTCCGATATTCATTAAAACAACATTGCCTAAATCCTTTAATTTTGCTGATTTTCCACCTTTGAAATTTACACCGTCCCAGTCAGCCACCGCAAGTGGGTTTCCAATTCCGTCAATATCAACACCGTAACAATCAGCAGGCGGGTTTAGCGTAACGGTTCTAAGATTTAATATTCCAGTGCTTGATATAAGCGACTCACCAGCAGCTAGACCCGTAGATGTTATATAGGTTGTCTCTGCATTAGCTCCAGTCACGGCCAGCAATCCACTTGACTCTATTCTATTCCCCGCTAAATCAATATTACACACAGGAAATAGCGTAACACCATCGGGTATTGTTATAACCCCAGACGATGGCGCCCACGGTAGTTGAGTGTAATCACTAAAGAAATACACACCAAGAGCATCGGCATCAGTAACGCTAAACGTGCTAGCCGCTCTAGCCCCAGTGGTAAACATTGCGCGCAACTGATTTATATCGGATGCGGTATATTTCTGACCAACATTATCCGTTTTCTGAGATACATCGTACCTAGACATTTTAGAATCCTATAGTGAACGGGATGTTGTAGGGTATGCCGCCAATTATCTCAGCGCCCATTGCGAGGCCGCGAGCTGTAATACCTACAGCAGTTAATCCGGCAGCCGTTAAACCCACGGCAGTCAGTCCGCGATTAACCACAGCACCCTCAGCGCTTATCGTGAAGCCGTAGATGTACATAACACCTGTGCTACGCTTCCAGTGCATGATGATTGTGTATATTGCCGCTGCAACTTCAATTCCACCATTAGCCGTAGTCGATATTACCTCGGCAGTATTTGTTATCATCAAGTCATCAGTAAGTGGCGTGACATCAAAATTAGCTGTCGGATACTGAAGATTAACAATCTCAGGATCAACTAGCGATGTAACAGTCCAGCCAGTCAATACAAACGATTTCGCTAGAGTGGCAGATTCGGTCGCACCGCTGATAACAACGTCCTGATTTACACCTATCTCAGGATAAACCTCTAAATGCACTGGCGGTGGTACGGTGAAAGTACCATCTCCACCTGTCTCACTAACATCCGTACACTCAAGTCCACCCACGGTCACATCGGTAATGTCTTCAGTGAATCCAGTAGTTGTGAACGTATTCCCAGAGGTGTCGCCGCTTACTGGATCACCGCTGTTAATGTCGGTGATTGTTTGAGTAGGAAACGGGGTATCTGTATCCAGCGAAGGAGATCCGACAAATGTCATTGTCGTTCCGGCATCGGTCAACATTGTTGTTGCTGTACCAGTGCCGTTGATTATTAGATAGTCAACAAGCCCATCAGGTACGTCATCAGGATGCGCGCCGGCTTGGTATGAATTAATCTGAGCCGTGGTTAAAACTGTGTTGTATAACGCAAAACCGCCAATTTTCACATTTGCGAGATCAGTATATGTCGATCCACCCGCCACTCGACGGGCGCCGATGATGAAACGCAGAAGCTCGAAATCCTGATTTATTAGCGTCGATGGTGACACATCGGTAGAGTTCAAAGCAGAGGGGCTGGCTATAGCTGTGCCGCTGTTTGCTCTTGTAAATACAGCTACGTTCCATTCATCAGCAATTGGGCTGCCAAGGGCGTGGTGCGTTTCAGTAGACGCCCTGACAACAGATATTTGACCAGATGAATTCCCGCGATAGCAGATACCTGTGTACCGCGTTGATCCGCCAGCGTTTTGATCCATTCCCGCCAAAAATTGCTGAGTTGAACCAGTTGCACCCTTGAACCAAACAACTAGTCCGCAATCCTTTGTCCTGTGCAAATACCCAAAGTTAGGAAGTGTTGCATATTTCGTGTTGGTTCCGTCAAAAATTACACTCATTATGCCGCCCTCACTAATATGCCGTTGGAATTATATACGCCGTCTTTATTGACGATGTAAGCATATAGCGCGCCGGTTGGAAATTGACCATCCTGAGCGACGAAGCTAATACTGTTATTAGTTCTTGCTGTGATCTTACACCGGTGCGTTTTTGTGTGATCACAAGTTGCCCACGTCGAAGCATCTCCAATCACGATACCCTCTCTTGAGTTTTTAACGTAAAAATACGCTACATCGACAATGGTTTCTTGCTCACCTGCGCGGTGGAAGTACGGCAATGAAACACGCTGCAACAAATCGCCCGCACTAGATGTGATGTGGTTGGTTATACCTTCCCCACGGAACTCAGTAGCCGCAACGGTTGCATTAGGTGATCCGAAGTGCCCGCCACTTGCTGGGGGTACTGGCGAACCGGAAAAAGTGAATGTGTTATCTGCGCCGATTTTTACAAATCGCTCGCCCGTAGCGGTATCAAGCTGCCCCTTCTTAATGTAAAGAACGTACTTTGCCCACTCACTGTTTGATGGGTTGGTGCCAAACCAGCCAGACGATCCACCAATCGACGGTCGAGACTCTACAACGCAGTCCGTAATTTCTATTGTTGATGAGATACTAAGTGGCGTGTTTCCGCTGGCCTGCATTGATGTCTCGCCAGTCCCCGGGAATATGCGGAAAGCTTTGACCTGAGCGCCGTCAAACGGCGCCCAAAATGCAGTTTCACCTACAGATGGTGATGTCTGCGGAGTATTTCCTATATTTCCGTCAACTTTTGATTTAAATCTTTGCGAGCCAACCGTTACCGCATCACCTGTGTCGTATGTTGTCCCTGCGTCGTATGGGGTTGTCGGAGTGTCAAAAAACACCTTGTTAATGCGACAAAACGCCTCCATGTAAACTTCAGTCTGACCTGTGGCAAACTCATAGTGAACGTGCTGGAATTGCTCTTGTATTGCGTGTGAGCGCAAGACCCTAGAGCCAAATGGATTGCTAACAGATTGAACAGTAAAATCTGCCCCGCCGCCAGACCAGTAATACATGCCACTTGCGCGAGCATTAAGCGACTCTTCAGTGAAATCCTTATACACTTCGACGGCGTTTTCATCGGCGGAGAAGTTGGTGCCGACTATGGTTATGCTATTGCCGTCAACAAATGTGCCAGAGTAGCTTGAAGGCACTGGTGGATCACCCTCTATCCATCCTGTTACAAGCTCATAGCCACTCTCTAAATTGCCTTCGAGATTTTCCGGCAGCGTTATCGCCTTTTGTGCGCCTGCTACAATTGAATCCAATACTGTTGCCATGTGCGCCTCTATTTATTCACAAGTTGAACGTGTGGCATATCTACAAAACCTTTCCACAATCCGCCCCAGTTTAATTTATAGCCAAGCATAGAAGCCGACTGAAGAAAAGCCGCAGCAACGATTGCAAGATGCTCTCGATCCCAGCTTGCTTTTCCGTCTACGAAAGCGTAGAAATCCAGAGCTAGGCCGGACTGGTGCTCTGATTTTTTGTTGAAGCCATCGCATTTTGACTTTCCAGCTTTGAATAGCTCAAATTGGCGCTCAGCAGTTCTAACCCCACCATCCTGCGGGATCCCAAAATCAATTGGGCTAATTGTAATTGCCATTTCTGCAATGGAGATAAGGCGACGATCAACGCCTTCCATATTTGTGCGAGACTTATCAGATAGGCTAAACGTCATTATCATCACCTTTTTGTGGCTTCTGCATTATTTTCTGAGTGGTATTTCCACCAATATAAACAGCTACTGTGGCGACTATAATATCCCTAAAAATTGCATCGCTAATGGCGCCAAAACAAACTAGAAAAGTACATGATACACCGCAGCCCATGGTCATTAAAAATCTTCTGCCGCCGTACTTGTCAATCAAGGATTGCCGCCTTTTCCGCTTATGTACGCAATGGTTGCCATGCCAGCCGCAAATGCTACGTAAATCAACTTAGGGATAACGCTTATGGCTGTTTTTTTAATTTCTGTATATTGCTCTTTGTTTTCTTTCGCGCCGGTTTCTATGCCTTGCCTGATCAAATAGGCGTCTTTCAATAAAGTGATCGCGGCAAGTATTTGCTCATTCTTCTGTGAAGACTCTTTGCGAACTTCCTCTATCTTGCCCATGACTTCGCGCTCTGTGATTTTTAACTGTTCGCACATGTTATCAATCTTGCGCTCGGTGTTTTCCTGATTTTTTTCGCAATGATCGCTTTTTGTCTGAAGAACACTTATGGCAGACGTATTCGCGGCAACGTCATTTCTCAAAACATCGATAACTTTCCATACGTCATTAACATCACCGCGCATCTATTTTAATCTCCTATTCTTATATCCCAAAACCAAATAGATTTTTAAAGTTACCCTTCGCCACTCTATAGGTTTTTGAGTGAGTCCAGCTAGTCCCAGATGGCACAAGAACACCGTTTGTAGTGTCACCATCAAATGCGCGGGTGTAGAACTTAATTGTTCTATCAGTACGATCCTGAATCAAGCAGTAATCATTGCCTTGGCTGTATGGGTAAACAGTCATTAACTCTTCAAGCGTTGGCTCAACATTGTAATTGCAAGTAACCATATACTCGTTATTTACAAAGGCTACACCTTCCTGACGCGGCGCAATGAATGTACCGCTGTTGTCATAAGAATTTATGACGTAGTTTATATCAGCCGCTACTTTCTCAAACCCACCGCCAGTTAATTCACCCTGCGTAGGGCTTCCTGATTGACTCATGTCGGTATTTGGCACATTCATCATGATCGAATATTCATTGTGAATATAGCTGTTTGCAACCGTCTCTTTAGCGGTGGTTACGCTGTACCCGCTTTGGCTTAAAATCAGCGTGTAATCAACGTCACAAAAGTTTGTACTATCTACTGCAAACTTGAGTGTTGTGGAAAACGTGATCCCAATCTCACCTGCAACCCATGTATCAAACTGAGCACCGCCAGCAAAATCAATCACCTCGCCGTCGCCATAAAATACCGGTGTAGGAGTTGTTTCAAAGCCGTGAATACCTCCTACAAATTCCTCATCACCAACAGCTTCAGTGGTTTTCCTAACACCTATCGCTAGTTCTAAGTTGCCAGTTCCGATAAGCAAATACTGCGTACCATTACCACTGTCATTATTGGGGTCGGTAACAATATTTGGCATATCGAAATCATTGAAGTCATCAACTCCAATTGTTCCAGCAGTAGTCTCATCGTAAGTGATAGCGCCGAAATCGTAATAACGATAACCGGGTGAAGCTACGTTTGATGCGTTTCTAGTTTTTCCGTTCGTTACGTGAAGATAGTAATCGCCAAGCTCCAAGCCTTGAGCAATAACGACTTCTTTAGCTGTAGATCCCGGCGCGTAAGTGTCCTTCGATGAATTTATATAAGTTGATATTTCCACCCCAAGAGAATCGTAAACTTTGAATGTAACAATGCTTCCAGATATAGTCTCAACATATCGCCATTTAATGCTGGTGCAGTTAAGGCATGAATAAACCACGGTTGTGCCGGGGTTATAACTGCGCGAGTTTGTTTGACCTGCCAGCGATGAATCATCAACAACGCCATGAATGCCAACGTCATCAAATTCTATGTCGTCATAACCAAAGATGCGGCCTTGATATACTCGACCGCTTGCAGGGTTGGTTGCATCCACGGTAGTTCGTATGTAGTAAGTACTTGCAGAGTTTAATCCTTTGCATAAAGGAATATGCTGAAGGTTATTTGATCCGCCAAGGAACTGAACAAGCCTATTTGATGGTGTCAAATAGTTACCCTCTGGAATTTCAGTGGTCAATCCAGCATCGGTGTAGACTTTTACGTTAGCAATACCACCGTTAGATAGAAAAATACTTTCCATCGTGTAGCGCTCAGCGCCGGTCACTGTCCACGTTTTTGTATCACCGGTAGTGGTGGAGTAGTTGATATTCGCAACACCGCCGGTTGTTGTTGGTGATGTCCAAGTGCCAACCTGAACACCATCGGCGTTAGTTTTTGTAACTGTAGGCGATGTCGCTGTGGTTCCTGTGGTCTTGTTCTCTG